CCTTGATGAGTCTGAAAAAGACTGGCCAGAGGTGGCGCTCGTCATCGGTGCCTGCGCGTTTCCCTGCCGCGCTGAAGGGCTGGCAGGGGCAGGAACCGGTCCAGAGGGGTTCATCATCAGCCCATCCAGCAAGTCTAGCTGCGAGAGACCATCCACCGATCCCAGCGAAGAAATGGCATTGCGTGAATTCTCTGAGCTCATCGGCTTGCACCTCCTCGATGCTTCGCTCGTCGACGACGCCAGGCGCAATGTGGCCGGCATCAATTAGGTTGCGCAGCCATTGGGCTGCATACGGGTCAATTTCGTTGTAGTAAGCGAATGACTTGCCCACGCGCATCCTCCCATCCCTTCCCCACGATCACGGTGTGGCCGACCTCCTCAAGGTACTCGATCCAATCCCTCTGCTTCTCGCTTAGGCGACCACCCTGCTGGCGCTTCATCTCGATCCACAGGGACCATTCGGGCACGCAGAGATCGGGCACGCCCGCACTTAAACCCTCGACCTTGAGCCGAGCCGCTTGGGCGGGGCTCACGGCCGCACCATTGGGCACGGAGAAGATGCGGGTGTGCGGATGCGTCTGGCGAAACCAGCGCACAAACTCCCGTTGCTCCCAGTGCTCAGAAGGGCACCTCGACTGCCCAGTGGGCGCAGGCGTTTTCCGTCGCCGTGAAGTCGGCCGGGGGCGTCGCGTCGAAGTGGGCACAGTATCCGCTCTCCTTGTCAAAATGGTCGCAGGTGTGGCAGAAGCGCGGCGGTCCCTGCTCAATGAGCTCACGATAGCGCAAAACCTTATTCGGCGTTTCCATCATCTCTCTCACCCAAATGTTGGCGGCCTTACGGCCGGCGTTTTCCTTCCGATGGGGCAACGGCTCCGCCGCCTCCCCGTCCTGCCAAGCGGCCCTGTAGGCCCACATGACGCGGCCTTGGGCCTCTCTCCTCAATGGCTCCAGCAACCGCGCCAAGAAGCGCTTGTCGTCGCGTAGGAGCTTCACCACTCAGTCCCCAGCACGCGGTCCCACTTGCCCTGCTTCTCCACCTTGATGGCTGCTGGCGGCTGGGCTCGGTTGAGAATGTGGCAGAGCTCAGGGAGTGCATTGCTCCAGCGTTCCGCGCCCGACTTCTCGAACATGAAGAGCAGGCGCTGCTTGGCCTTATCTCCTGCCCAGCCGAGGTTGAGGATGGCCAGATATTCCGTCACCGTTTTCTCGGTGAGGGAGGAGGGGTAGTAGGTCACCTTGAGCATGTGATTGCCGGTCTTGCGGGCAACGTGCTCGCGCCATTCCCACTCAGCCACCTTCATGATGCGGGTGTTTTCCACGCCCATGATGTCACGGTCCGCCAGCTCCCAGTCGCGCTCCTTCTCTTCCCACTCGTGGCCGCAGGCTGGGCACACCATCTCGCTGATGAGCACGAGCTCGTGGCAATCGGGACACGCCTTGACCGGCGCATCGCCAGCCTCGCCGTCCTCACGCTTTGAGCGGCTTGCTGGCGTGACATTGGTAACGGGTCCATGGCGTTCGATGTTGCCGGCGAAGTCGAGCACAAGGCAGTCGGTCTTGCCCTCGGCGATCCTCATGCCTCTCCCGGCCATCTGCATATACAGCCCCGCCGACATCGTGGGGCGTAGGAAGGCGATGAGATCAATGCCCGGATGGTCGAAGCCGGTGGTGAGCACGTTGCAGTTGGTGAGGGCTTGAAGGCGCCCAGCCTTAAAGGCGGCAATGAGCTCCGCCCGCTTATCCTTCGACGTGTGCTGCGTGATCGACTCCGCCGTGACGCCTCGATAATTGAGCGCCATCGCCACCTCCTGCGCATGGTCGACGCCCGTGCAGAAGATGAGCCAGCTGCTACGGCCGGCGCTGTATTCAATGATGGTCTCAACGGCCTCAATCTCGGAGAGCCGCGCAGCGTCCTCCAGCTGCTTCTGATTAAACTCTCCGGCCACCTTCTCAATGCCCATCAGGTCGATCTGGCCCTTGGGCGGGAGCTTGCTGCGCAGGGGCGACAGGTAGCCCTTGACCACCAGCTCGCTGATGCTCACCACGTCGATGATGTCATCGAAGAGGGCATCCTCGCCTTGGGTCAGGTAGCCCTGATTGAGCCGATACGGCGTGGCCGTGAGGCCCACGATGCGCAGGCTTGGGTTGATGGCCATGAGATCATCGAGGAGCTTACGGTAACGGCCGTCCTTGTTATTGTTCACGAGATGGCACTCGTCGATGACCACGAGATGGATGTGGCCAAGGCTTTTGGCGTGCCGGTAGATGCTCTGGATGCCCGCGAAGGTGATGGCGTCGATGTCCTTGCGGCCGAGCCCGGCGCTGAAGATGCCCATGGGCGCATTGGGCCACGCCTCGCGGAGCTTGGAGGCATTCTGGGCGATGAGCTCCTTGACGTGCGTGAGCATCAGGACGCGAGCCGATGGATTCTCCCGCATGATGTCCTGACACAGGTGCGCCACGATGTGGGACTTGCCAGCGCCCGTGGGGAGCTCAAGGATAGGGTGGCCCGTCGGGTTGGATCGGAACCAGTCATAGAGCGCACTGATGGCGCGTTGTTGGTAGTCGCGGAGCATTTAATCTTCCCATGAGGTGTTGGGCAGTATTTCCCACGTCGCCGGGAGCACGGGGTGCGCATAGGGTGCTCTAGCCAGCACGTCCTGCCGCCACTTCACGCGCTCCTCCAGCTGGTTTTGATACGGCTCGCCGTTCTTTAGGCGACGAATCCACTCAAGGCGCCGGTGCTGCAAGGTCATGCCTCGCGACAGATAGCGCTTGAGCTCATCCTCAAAGGTTGTGCTCACCAGTTCACCTCGCAGGACTCAGAGCATCCATTCGGCGTATCCATGTCGCTGAAAAGATCGTCTTGCTGGTTTTCCCGCCAAGGCGTGAACGGCTCTTGGGAGCGGGCAATGATGTCATCCGCTCTGCGCTCTCCACGGAAGAAAACGGTGCCATGGTCGCCTCCATACTTTTGCTCCATGCGGCGGTTGAAATCGAATCTATGGGGCTCACGCTGGGCAATGGTGAGAAGCTTGCGCTCGGTTTTTTTCCAGCAGGTCACGCAATTCCCCATCAGGGATTCAATCTCAAGAGTGAAGGGCTGACGATCCCAAAAGCGATTGATTGCGGCCTTGTCCATCGGCTGCCAAGAGATCAAGGGATAGACGACGCGCTTCTGCTTTGCATCAGGCATCATTCGATCAATCTCATCGACGCGAATACCTACCGCCTTGCTGCAATCCTCCCAGCCCCACTCCTTCAGCATTGACCGCTCTGGATTGAGCTTGAGCTCACGAGTGCAAAGGAATTTGGAGACGTGATTGGGGATTCCGTATTTTTTGATGACCTCCTCGAAGGGCTCGCCGTTCCGAGACGCCGTGGAGAAGTCGACCACCCGATGCGTGCTCCCTTTGCGCTCTCCATGATGCACAACGGCCTCGATCCATGTGAGATCAAGCCCCCACTCGCGGTCGCACCTATCCACAAACTCCAGCGTTTTCTCGTGCTCTTGGCCAGTGTTTTCAAAGAGAAAGCGCAGCTCAGTGAATCCATACTTGTGCGCGTTTTGCTGACACCACCGGGCCATAAAGGCGGACGTTTTACCGCCAGAAAATGCTACGCAAAGCTTCATCTATGCACCTCCATCAAATCCTCAATAACCTCCCACTGCTCGCAACCCTTGGGCTCGAAGGAGCGCGGGATCGTCCCGCCATGGCGCTCGCAATAGAAGGTGGCGTCGTCCTTGGCTCTAGCAAAACGGCAGGACCGGCAGGACCGATTGGGCTCGACGCGCCCGTGGCAGAAGCCATGAGCTGGGCACATTTTGCAGCGCCAATGCGTGGCGTCCGTCGAGAGGGGAGGCGGCAGGCGGTCGTCAAGGGACAAACGTGCCCCCCTTTCCACGAGCGACTCCGCTGCCTCGGTGTCGAGCCGCACCCGTTCGCTGTAGAGCGTGTCATCGTCCTTGCAAATGGCAACGTAGAGCGCCCGGTCGATGTCGAGGCCGAGCATATAAACCTGCATCTGCGCCCAGTGCTGGGGCTTGCTCTTCTTCACCCCGTGCTTCACTAGGTCTTTGAAGCTGGCCCGGTTGTGGGTCTTGAATTCGGCAACGTGCCTTTTCCTCTCCGAGCCCGGAACACCACGCTCGATCACGGCATCGGCCGAGCCCTTCACGAAGCCGCCAAAGTCGACGCTCGCCTGCGCCTCGCTGAACACGATGCCGACCGCCCTCATGTCGGCCATGAGCACGTCCTCCTCCATGTGCCCACGGCGGAAGAGGCGCCGCATCCGACCTGGAAACTCCTGCGTTACCACCCAGCGGAAGTTAAGCCACAGCCAGCGGTCGCAATGATGACCGAGAGCTGACGCCCCCATGTGGAATCGGGGGCGCTCGCTGACTGCCTCATGGTGCTGATCAATCAACGCCGCGAGGGTGTTGATCGGTTGAGGCAGGGTGGCCATCACTTGCTCCAAGGCAGGCCGCCAGGGGGCGGAGGCGGAGGGGTGCTGGCGGTCGGAGCTGAACGCGTCGAGCCGGCCTTCCAGTCCTTCACCTCATTGGAGTCACCGTACTCCTCGGACTGACGGATCGTGACCTTCACGAGCATCTCACCGCCGATCAGCTGGTCGGTGTCGGACACCTCCTCCAGCCCGATGGATCGGATCAGCTTGGCCAATTGGCTCCGGCCGATCTCCTCCGCCTTGGCGTTGGGATTGCGCACCGTGATCATCCCGAAGATGACGCGCCCGGCATGAGCTCCACCGGTGACGTCATAGCGCACCTTGATGTACTTGCCGGTGCCGGCTTTGGTGTCCTTCAGCTCCGCCTCGGTGATGCGGACGCTGTACCAGCCCGCCGGAAGCGGGGAATAGTCATTGCTTGCAGGCGCCTCGGAGGCGCTGAACACTTGGCCTAGTTGTGCCATTTTTACTGCTCCTTTTCGTTAGGGTTTGCAAGGGCGAAGGAAGGCCGCCCGGGCTTGGTGGTGATTGCCCCCTCAAGGGCCTTGCGGATGCCTTCATCGGCATCGTTCCACTGGCGGAGGTTGAGCTCCGGCTTCCAACGGAATAGATCGGCGAGGTGGGCTTCGAGCCCGTGCTCCGCCGCGAGCTCTTGCAGCGCATCGGTGTCGATGCGTCGATTGAGCCGTTGCGTGACCTTCATGACGTGGGCGTCGGTCTTGATGGTCTGCACGCCCTCCATGTCGGTCAGATCAAGGTGCTGGGCGATCTCGTCCTCAATGAGCCGGCGTCGGTCCTGCCACGCCTTCTCGGACTGCTTCGCCTCCTGCCAGAAGCCAATGAGCTCCGCCAGCGTCGGGGTTCGCTCAAGCATCGCCATGCTTCACCTCCTGCACGCGGGCTTCCTTGACCATGGCGTCAGCGATGCGGAAGGCTTGCCATGCAATGAGGCCCAGCTTGTAGTCATCGCTTGGCCCGTTGTTCACGAGCTCAGGCTGGTGCTTGATCAGCGCCTGCATGGCAAACGCCGCGAAGGCATTGCGATCACCCATTGGACCGATCCTTGCGGGGATCGTCCCCAGCTGCGAAGCGCAGATACCAGAGGGCCTTTTCATAGTCCTCGGCGGTCTTGCCCTTGTAGGGAGCTCGCCACTGGTACTTAAAGGCGTTGATCCGCGCATAGGTCCGCACGGCCTCTTCCCCGAACACCTGCACCATGGCGTCGATGCACTCGATGCCGGCCTGCTGGTAGTGGCTCGGGTTGTTTACGGGGTCATTCTTTGCTGCCATTTTTGCTTCCTTGCGCAGTCGTGCTTTTTGCTTGCGGGCCTCCTTCTGCAATCGCTTCTTGCGACCGATGCGGGAAGCCTCTCGATTGCAGGGCCTGCAGTAGGATTGGAGCCCGTCCTTGGATTTGGCGTGCTTACCAAACTCTGAGACCGGAACGGCCTCATTGCACCGGGCGCAGGTTTTAGTGGCCACCGGGCGCCGAGGGGCCATGGATGCTGCCATGACTCCGACCGCCAAGGGATTAGGTTCAAAAGTCATCGCTAGCCCTCCGCCATGATCTTGTTGATGACAGCGCCAAGGTCGGCGCCTTCCCACGCATCGAGCCGACCGGAGCGATCCTTGGCCGACCAGAGGCCATCGGATGCGCACATGAGGGCACGTTGCGGCACACCCTCTGCGTCCTTCTCGACCCGGAGCGCAAGCACCTCGTCGAAGAAATAGGGCAGCTGCTGGGCGAGCTTGTTGCCCGGCATGGAGGGTGCGTAGAGGATGCGGCCCGTCTCATCTTGGGCCTTCTCCATCTTCGCGCTAAAGTAGACGTGCTTGCCGGGTAGATCACGGAAGGCGCGGATGATCATCTGCATCTGATCTTGAAGCGCCCCATAGGCTTGCCGTGGGTCTTTTGCGGTTGCCTTCTCCGCCGTGAGCACCACCTCGGCGATCTCGCTGATCGAGTCGAGGGCCACGGACTTAAACTGCGCCGCCTCCCCGGACTCAGTGAGCCATTGGTAGGCTTCCTTGAGATCATTCATGGATTTGATCTCGATGAAGGGCACGTCCGCGCCTTTAATCGAAAGCAGGCCGCCCTCTGCGCTCAGGACGAGCGGATCGGGCAGGGTTGGGATGAGTGAAGTCTTGCCCGCGCCAGCTGCGCCGTAGACAAGCAGCCGCACGTTGAGGGCAGACACGTCGCCCGTTCTTTTCAATGAAATGGCCATAATGGCCTCCTCTAATTGTCCCCGGTTGGCACCCTTGCCGGTTGGGGTGTTGCAAAGGTACTCGCCCCTCCCGTATTGTGTCAACCCTCACCGCAACACTTCATGAGGGAGGAGCAAATGACCACGCTTGAAGCCATCCAGCACTTTGGTGGCAAAAAGGCGCTCGCCCGAGCGCTCGACGTTTGGCCGCACGCAATCGGCCGCTGGGGGGATAGGCCGCCGATGGCTCGGCAGTTTGAGCTTGAGGTGATCAC